GTAGGTAAATAGTTGTTCATGTCTCACTCCGTTACTACCTTTATGTGTTTTAGTTGTACCCCATCCATCTCATGAACAAGGTCTGTTATCTGTTCTTCAAGTTCCTCTGAAGGGTTCTCATCTGCTGGCATTATGTACTCATCGGGGTCTAGCCTCAATGTTAGGTGTACTTTAACTCTCATCGTAGCATCCTTCAACTTCCTCAATAAGTTTATCTAGATACCATCGTGCTTTTTTCAAGTCCTCTGTACCATTTTTATAACGATAACGCCAAAGATATTTGAGGATGTTGCCCTGTAGGTAATACTCGAAACCATCTTCTGTGGCAGCAGCGATAGCGTCAATGCACTCCACACCTGACTTATTGTAGTGTGGTGGGTGGTTGACCATATCTTCTTCTTTCATCCTGCGCTTCATATACTCTTCGTATCCCTCACGTTTAGTCATGTTAAGCCTCTCCTTTAGTGGGCGTAGTAAAGGATAAACGTATGACGTTATCGGTTTCACTACTTTCCACAATAACTTCTGTACTAGACTGTGATTCAGCAGGAACAAAATAGTCCTCATAATGCTCATTAACATAACTATAAATCTTCTCCCTTACGTATTCGTCATCTTCCATGACAGGCAAGGAAGCAAGAAGCATCATCACAAACATCTCCATACCGCCAAAGACTTCATCATCTAGATTGTTATCTTTGGAAGTGATAACAGATACCTCTGCATCTCCTGTCCACACACCCCTGCCAGTAAATGTTGGTCTAACACGAATTACGAAATCTTCGTGTTCCAAATGGTTACTTTGTTCTGCCAACTTTCGCTCCTTTCTTTTCTCCAGGGTATGCTATAAACTTGGGATACTTATTCTTTCCCTTTTCTTTTAGCCAATCCTCTGGAATGATTCTGTCATAATATCTAAACCCATACTTAATACACCACTCTGCATAAGATGACTTCGCTCCTTTACGTAGTTTTCTTCTACTGTTCTCGAAGACAAAGCGTATGTCCAGTTCGGGATGTTGTTTCTTAATCGCTATATGTTTGCGCCTGTCTGCCGCTGTAAACATTCCCTTTGTTTCGATGATGATGCCATTGAACAGCACGAAGTCTGGTGTGTATGTTCTGTAGGCTAGGTCTTCCCATTCAATCTTGATTGCTTCGTACAGAAACTTTATCTTCTGTTCTTTCAGCTTCTCAGATACAGAAAGTTCTAACCCACTTCGATACCCATACTTTCGTGCTGCTCTAAATTGTTTCTGATTGAACATCTAGAACTTAATGCTTGACCAACGATAGGGAAGGTCAGCGTACCCAAGCGCACGTAGTTCTTCACGTACTACTTGGTCTGCTTCATTACGTGCTTCAATGGCGGCACGAAGTGTGGCAGTTTTCTGTTCACGGTACTGCTTCTTCAGTTCCGTAAGATGCTCTTGAGTTGCTTTGATTTCCTCAAGAAGTGATTCAAGTTCGCTCATTACTCTTGTACTCCTCTGCTAGTTCTACGTAGTGGACAATCTTGGGTTCTTTTGCTTGTGACTTCACAGCAGGTAGTTCCTGTAGGTTAGTCCAGCAAGCATATCTGTAATCACAGAATGTACATTCCTTGCACAGAATCTTGTTGCCCGTTTCTTTCCCCCGAAATGTTTCAACCACTGGTTCATACGAGCGTTCAAACTTATTGGTTTTCAATTTGTCTGACACTTCTTTAATCTTGGTAATCTCTTCGTCAATGTCAACATGTGCTGGCACATATTTAAACTGACCATTGGCTTTGTTGATTACCCACCAACCACCTGGCTGTAGACCTGATGCCTTTGCATACCCTGCAAGTTGTGCAACGTAACCAAATGCGTCATTGTCTTTCAGTACTTCATACGACTCAAACTTGTTTTTGTATGACCAATCGGATGCAGATTTTACATCATCAACTGCGCCATTGATTGCCAAGTCGTATGTACCATTAATCTTTGCTGTTGTAATATCAAGGGTAACCTCTGCCGAATCGGTGTAGGTAACTCCTGCTTCTTTCAACAGACCTTTGAAGATTGCTTCGATGATGTCACCAAGCAACATGTTCATGATGAAGGTGTTTGGTTTGGGCAGTGCTGTCTCTGGCTTGTTCTTGTCAAACCAGAGTTGGCAATAAGGGCGACCTACGTTGGACATACGTAGTCTAAAGTTGCCACCCTTTCTGCTCGAACCAAACTGGCGAATCACAGCGTCCTGTACATCACGTGAGATTTGAATGGCAGTGTCCTTAGACATAGTGCCTTTGCCATTCACGACACGTTCAAGGTAACTGTGAAGCGCAAGTTCAGCAGGATGATTCATATTATTCATCCTCTTCCACGTTTACATGAACGAAGCCATCAACGATTGAAGCATCGTCACCAGCATCTTCCTGTACGTGGTGTGTTTCCCACTCGCCAAGTACCCACTGATTGAACCCTTCGATGTAGGACATGAACTCAGCAAAGGTTGCTTGGTCACCATCGCTAATCTCTACGTTGTTTTCCAAATCAAGTTTGGCAGTAGGTACGTAGTAAGAACTACCAGTAGGTAGGTCACGCTTTGAGGTAGCCACTTCCATCGTATGTTGGATGGGCAGACGCTTGAGAGAACCAAGTTTAGAGAAGATGCCCCCAATGTTCTTGAAGCCTTCCTTGCTATCAACTTCCCAAATACATGGGATGTTCTCAACGTCCTGTGCATCACCCTCTTCTGTGACACCTGACGCAGACACTGTGCCGAATACGACACGCACCCTGCGCACCTGACGAATGAGTTCTTTAACACCCTCATCAAGAGCATTAAAGTCTTGAACATAACCACTAGGCTTACCACAGTTAAACTTACCTGACGTATCCTTGAGGTCAATGTTCAGATTATCAGCAAGCACAGTCTTCGTGTAGTTATTCTCTTCACTGTTGTACTTCTGATACATGAAGCGTTGGACAAAAGGACGCAGTACTACGTTATCAGCATACAGCGTCTTGCCATCGCCCCCAACCAATGCGTAAGAACCAGCCGATACAACCTCGACCTTAACCTTCTTACCATTGACTTCCGTTTCACCCATGATGGGCTTCTTATTTACACGCAACCTTGCAATGGTTGACTTCTTATCCGTACCAGTATCATGAGCCATACCCATCATCTGAGCCATCGCTGCATAATTATTCTGGTCAATTACTGCTAGTTCGGACATATTTACTCCTTTCTTCTGAGTTGGATTCGCAGTTATATCACACAACATCTTTGGTGTCAAGCCAATTCGGACCTATTTTTGCCTCTAAAAGTAGGGGTACATTGAAGTCCACTTGCCACCGTTGTTGAATTAGATTTGGTAACTCTTTGTTTGTCTTATTAATGATGTCAATCACCTGCTGTTCTTCGTCAGGATGTACATCAATTACAATACTGTCATGCACTGTGTTAACAATACAGGACTGATGCCCCTGTAGCAACTTGTCAATGTGAAGCAGGGCGATAGGAACAATGTCTGCTGTAGCAAACGACTGCACAGGATAGTTCTTAATCTGTGTGAAGTTCGTTACCTTGCCATTATTTTTACGTACCACGTTGGGGAAAGCAAACTCACGCCCCGAAGGTGTGGTAATCTTGCCTGTTTCCAATGCTTCAGTTGCAAGTTTATCATGCCACTGTGCTACACCTCTGTATTTTTCTGTGAAGTGTGTGTAGTATTCGGCTTCAGCAGGGGTTCGTCCAAAGCCCGTTGCCCCGTAAAGCGGCGCAAACGTGTGCGCTTTTGCATCTTGGCGACTCGTAGGTTGACCAGCATCAGTAATAACTTTACTGGTATATGAGTGTACATCAAATCCAGTAGACACTTCCTCAATAGCAACTCCATCTTGTGAAAGAAACGCAGCAGCACGAAACTCCAACTGAGCAAAGTCTGCTTCCATAACCTGCCCATTCTCCCAACGAGAGATGAACACCTTCTTTACAGGAAATGTACCACCACGTGGCATGTTCTGCATGTTAGGGTCAGCACCTGAGAAACGTCCTGTGGCTGTACGATGCTGTAGCAAACGCACGTGCAACTTACCATCATACTTTGTATGCGTGGCAATGCCATCCACAAACGATGACAGGTATGTATCAATGGCACTCAGGCGACTGACCTTACTCAAGAAATCTTCTGCGTCTTTCATTTCATTCTGTACTGCAATCTTACGTAGGACTTGCAGGTTGTCCTTGCTTGTGCTGAACCCATTAGCACTTGCCCACTTTGCACTAGGTGCGCTGAACTTCAAGCCAGCGACTTCGTTTGATGGGCGATAGATAAAGCCAGATGATGCGCAAGCAACACACTTATTTGGCCTAGCAAAAGGTGTGCCATCCTTCTTGGTTTTACGAATGAACCCTGTGCCATTACAATCTTTGCACTGTTCTGCCACTGTCTTATATACGACACGTGTATTCTTGAATACCAAGTCTCGGAACTCACGCTCCTTCATATATGGTGAGGTAGCGTTTGCCCATACAGTTTTATCCACAGGCTTCCTGGAATATATAACCCAAGACAATTGCTCTGGACTGTTGAGATTAATAGGTGTGTCACCCATGAGTTTGTGAACATGTTCCTGCAAATCTTGCTTCAATGCCTGACGCTCATCCTCAAACTCTTTACGCACATCATCTAGCACAGAGAGATTAACTTTGAAACCCCTCTGGTAAATACGTGCAAGGCAAACAGCCACCTGATTAGTAAGGTCTACTGTAGGCATCAGGCTTGCTGAGTCCCTAGACATAAGACGATACATAATTCTATCAGACAACTGTTGCGTTGCATGTAGGTCTGCAACAAGATACTCTGTGAGTTCAGCATGTGGGATGTCCCTCACACTGTAACCTTTCTTGAAATATTCTTTCAGAGTATCCTGCTTCTTTGTATCAAGGTCATATCTTTCTGCACATGCTTCTAATGATAGTGGCTCTTTTACACCACGTTGTAGAACATACTCGCCAAGCATTGTATCAAAGACAGGACCATCATACGTAAAGCCTGACTCCCAAAGCCACAACAAATCGTGTGCTGCATTGTGCATGATAAGCACTGTAGCGTCATCCAAATATTGTTGGATGATTGTATCTGACATTGGGGTAGGCTCAACCTCACTGTGGTCAAGCGTTACAATCTCACACTTACCAGTATCAGTGAGTAACCCCACCATGACCAGAGAATTATCTTTTTCAAACGGGTCTAGGTGGAGTTTACCACCCCTCTCTGTCACTGTATTTTCGACATCAAGGGTAAGTTTCATTACTTCAATCCTGCTACAGTTGCTGTTGCTTCGATGAGTCCTACTGCCAGCATGAACTTAACCACTACTGGGAATACTACTGCAAAAGTCATGTTACTCTCCTTTCATTTCTGCTTCAAACGCTTCGATGTCCCAATCTTCTGATGGGTCATCCTCGTTACAGTCACACTCTGCAACTGCTCTATTGATGGCAGTGACCATTCCTAATTGCAAGAGCAACGAAATGGCTTCACCATCTGCCTCAAAGGAAAGGAAGGTTGTCCCATCCTTATTATCTTTAAGGTCTAAAACTTCAATCATCATACTACGTATCTCCCATGTAAAGGTTCAATGTTACACACTAACTTGCCATGCCATCCAGTCAACTTGTTCTTGGCAATATTCAAATGCCTCTGTGTGTCCTGTGTGGTCTGACCTTCTACCATTGGATTAGCACCAATCAAAATCATCAAGTCGGCTTCTGCTGCTTTACCAGTCTTTGAACCTTCCATCATACTCTGATTAAGTGTGACCCTACCCTCTGCCTCTGCCGACAACTGCGACATATAGAAGACAGCACAGCCATACTGCTTACCAATCTCACGAGCATAGATTGCATTGGCTTTCAATGCCTCATCCTGTCTCGCATGTCCTGACATAGTAGCAAATTTATCGCCCATGTCAAGCACTAAAATGTCTGGGCGATAAGTTTTTGCAACACTCTCTACCCAAGCCATGTTCTTACCTGATGAATCATACAGCCAGATGTTGTCACGAACAGGTGCATACAACTGATTAGCCCTAGCCCATGCCCCACTGCTTTGCTTTGCCTCTGGCGATGACATCCCTGTAGCACAAGAGAAGTATCTCTCTGCCACACGCTTTGCTTTCTCTTCGTTACATAATACAATACACTTAGCACCTTGATGAGCGAACCCACCTGGCGAAGCAATCATGCTGGCATGGAACGAAGTCTTACCTGTGTTGGGTCTTGCCCCCACAAGAATGAGGTGACCTGAGTTAACACCTGATACTTCACGAGCCAGCGTAGGAAGATTGAACCCCCACTTGCTTTCTTCTGCATGACTTTGAATCAATGCTTCGATGTCAATGTTTTCCCACTCAAGATTTAGGTTAGGAGTGAAGTCATCATTGTATCTAGTAAGCAACTCCCTCAGAGGCTCAAGAGTGGCTGTATCTCCATTCACGTAGTCAAACCCCAACTCAGCAATCTCTGCCCCTACAGACTGCTGAAACAGCCGTGAAAGGACATCTGATGCAACGTCTGCCCCTATCAGTTTCTCGCTGTTAATCTGATGGAACAGGGCAAGGTATGATTGCTTCTGTGCTGTGGTCAGCGTTGGGTTACTGGCAATGAATGATGCCTCAACCTCTTGGGGATTAACTGACCTACGATACTGCTGCATCATCTGGTCAATGTGTCGCTTTACTTTTTGCACATCCTTGCTGAATAATTTGTCAGGACATTTATCGCCACGATGTTCATCGTAGAACTCCTTGTCCATCAAACTTCTAATCAATCCTAGTTCCACTTCCGTCTCCTATATAAGTTGTAATTGTTCTGGGTTTTTGTATATGTTCTCCACTTCTTTATGTAAGATGTCTTCAAACTCTATATCACAAAAGTTACCACAGTCAGGTGTGATAGCCTTCTGCTCACGCCCTTCGTTGGGTTGTAACTCATCTAAGAATACACCACGTAAGCATGAGTTACCTACTTCCCTCTCAGCATGTGCCATACGCTCAAAGAACTCAGGGAAATCAATTCTTATCTTGTTCCAGTATCCTTTACCACCTTTCACGCAGCCGATACAATTGTTATTGCCATACCCTAACTCATACATCTTAGGACGTTTAATACCTTGTTGCTCTAGGTAATACAAACACTCTGGCTTTGTCATCTTCTTTTCAATCAAAGGGAACAGAGGCTTCGCTGTAGGATATTGTTCCTTGAAGCGTATTGCTCTGTTAATTTCTTTCTTTGAATACTCAAAGCCGAAGACCTGACCATCAAACTCTGTAGTTTTTTCAATATTCTGTCTTACTTTCTTCTTCAATACAAGTGTGCATCTTGCACCACCTGGACCATTCACATACTTATCTTTTAATATAACCTCAAACTGATTGTTGTATTTCTCTGCTTTGGTTACAGTAATCTCTTTGCCATACCACTCTTCACATTCTTTGATGAACCTTTTGTTATCATCGTGCGCTGAATCAATGTGAAAATAAATAGGCTGTACATTCTCTTTACCATACTTATCCATAGCAAGTTTAGTTGCTACGGCACTGGTAACACCTGCTGACCACCAAGAAATAATCATCCAATCTCTCCTAACTTTCTCATATCACCAACATTACGATACTTAATATCGTCTTCCAATCTCAAAACCTTTACAGTCTTTGCTACAGAACGTAAGTCCCTAGCATATTCCATTGTCTTTGTCAAGGCATCAGGGTCTAACGCCACGACAACTGTTGAGAACTGTGCGAGATACTGCTTATGCTCTTCGAGCAAACTTGTGCCAAGCAATGCAACCCCGACTAAATTATTTACACTACCTACCACGGCAGCACTCACACAGTCCTCAACCACCACAGCGACATCGCCTTGCCCAAAGGTATAGGGGAGACTGGAAGACCCATACCTTTTCCACTTAGGCTGTCGCTTTGTCAACGCACGACCTGTTGCGTCAACAATCTTTCCATCATGAACGATGGGAAATACAATTCTGTTTTCTTTGACATCATACATAGCACCAATTTGTTGCAATGTCAAGCCATATCCATCAGAGAAACGCATTAAATCTACACGATTACCATGAGGAACAATACAATCTGGCAATACAAATGTCTTCTCTGTCTCTGCTTTCTTGTTCATGTTACGAATATCCTGGGCAGTTAGACCTACACGCTTGTTGCCCTTCGCCTTACATGATGCTTTGTAGCAATTCCATTTGATGCTGCCCATCTCATTGGTAATCGAAAAGGTATTACGCCCTCTACAAAAGGGGCAATCCATTCTCTTGCTTTCACCAGCATCAATATGTATATCATTTAATATATTATACATATAATATACTCCCTTTTGTTCGGCATCTCATGTTCATTTACCATGATTCCATCGTTTTGTCAAGGCATAATTTGCACTATCATATGTATGTTTCATGTATGGCTTGACACTCTGTGGGTTAGCGTGTCCTGTAACCGACATAATTTGTCCGATACCGACACCTGCTTGCACCATCTCTGTTGTTCCAGTTCTACGAAGGTCAGACAGCCGTAAATCTTCTGGTAATTTAGCACTCTTCATCACCTTCTTGGCATGAAGCGGCAGTTTATACATAGTGTATGGCTCATACTTACCATTCAATGGGTAAGGACGGGGTGCGACATAGGGTTGGAAGCCAAAGTCTGCTTACTGTTCTTTGAGCATCTCAAATAACTCATCCGATATTGGCAAGGATACCTCTGCTCTACGCTTAGACTGCTCAATATCTACCTTCTGCTTCTCAAAGTCTATGTTATCCCATGTCAACAGCCTCATGTCACCCAATCGTTGACACCATTCGTATGCCATCTGTGCAATCAGACCAATGTTTCGTGTGTTGAAGTCACTGTATGCCACCTCAAGGAAGGACTGGATGTGTTCTTTCTGCCACACTGTGCGTCTTGGTTTGGTTGTTCGTCTGCGTATCTTATCAAAGGGATTGCTATCTACAATCTCCATACGCACACCATGATTAAACAAGACCCTGGCAACAGCCACAATATGATTAGCGAAGGACACACCACGCTCACACCATTTGTTGTAGGCTTTCTTTGCCATCAAAGGTGTGATGCGATTGAGTCGTTTCGTGCCGAAGTGTTCGGTCAGCAGCCGAAAGTGATAATCATATTGTGCTTTAGTTTCCTGGCGTAAGTCCTTGTAATCTAAGGATTTTTTATAGTCATCAACCAGTTCATCCAGTCGCTTCATAGTCTACTCCCTAAGTGATAGATGATTACAATCCACATATAAATCAGAACAAACTCTAGCATCAATCACATGAATGTAGTCTTGACATTTTTGCTACCCAAAGTTTTTTCTCCTCATCATAATATTTAGTGTTCACCATTGTCATATACCCTGCGTATGGGTAATGCCACATATAGTTTTCAATGTATTCATCTATCTTCTCCTCTGTTTCTGCTTCAAACCTAACTGCTTTCGGCATCGTCATCTCCTACTCTATCCAATATATAATCTTCATACCATGTTGCATTACCATCTTTGTCTACCTGTGGCGTGAACTTTAGCGTCTGCTTTAGTAGAAATTCTAGATGTTCCAACTTACCTACATCAGACATCCAGATGTCCTGACATTCATGTATTGTCTGAAGTGTGCTTCGCAAGTTATTGTAAGCCTTGAGAAACTCAACTCTTTCTTCGTGTGTAATGTTCATGCTACTTCTCCTTTCAACCAGTGTGGCATATCTCTGCCTTTGTTATACCTAGCAAATCGCAATTTGTCAACCTTGTAAAAGGCACGATACGCTACGATAGGCCAACTCTCATCTGTCTTTAGTTCATCGTGACCACTGAAGCACTGAGGATGTGGGGTCAGTGAACCCTGTGGTATCAGATTTTTGCCAGCCATCAATGCGAAGTAATGTTTACCTGCACCATGTGACTTACCATATCGCTTTGTATATTCTCGTAGCATGGAATCATACAGGCGAAAGGCGAAGTCATAGTTTGCTGATGTCTCCATTGCCCACAATGTGCATGGATGTTTTTGATGCACTGGTTTGTAAAGACCACGAGCCTCTGCAAACTGCGGCGCATGATGCCATACTGCTGTGCATAGCATCTGTGCTTCTTCCAATGGCATCTTCACAATGTGTTGGTCACACAATGCTTTAGCGATGGCATCAGGGTGATGGTCAATTAGAAATCTATTCATCGTCTGTCTCCCACTTTATGTTGAGTTCAATTTCATCCCATGCAGATTCATAAGCGGCATCCCAATTAGTGTGGTGTCCTGTAGACACGTCTTCGTCAGCCATTAAGACTGCCCAATGGTTAATGCAAGGTTCGTGGTCAAGTGGTAGTTCATGGTCAATTAGAAATCTATTCATTACTTGTCTCCTTAATCATCTGCCCTGTCAATAGGCCATTCTTCTTCTTCATCTTCGTCTTGCCACATGGCGAGGGTATCTGTAATACCCATTGCTTCATCCAGTTCTGATGGTATGTCTGACTCATCAATGTTGTCGAGGTGAACCCCTGTCACTTCGCCATCGGCATCACATTGCCACTCACCTGCGAACATCATACCATACTCTACATAGTATGCCTCAACCTCAAAGCCCTGCGCCATGAGTTCATAGTAAACTCCAATCGGGGGCGACCAGGCTGAGTTGAAGTTGAATGACACACTGTTGTCATCGTGTTGGGTATAATCAAGATGGGCAGCATCCCACTTCGTTCCCCAATTATCACATGACCAGTCATACCAGTTAGGTATGCCTTTCTCTTCACACATCTTACGCTCATCATCACCAAGATTACCATGAAAGGTATCCTCTGGCATCGGCTTGATGTATTTGAATAGGTCACCATCTCCTGCACGAACCTGTGCCATCAGGTTGTCCACAACATCTGCATCTTCGTGGGTAATTGTCAATACATTCTCACACCAATTAGGCATATCAGTCTCCTCTCTTAGTCCATTCGGGTAATGAAGTAGCCATCCTTTGTAGGGATAGCAGTGATGGCATATGGATACATATACACAACACCATCCTTCGTTTTCATTTGACCTACATAGGGCAGGTCTTCGTCATCTTCATACGCACTGCTGTAACTTCCATCCTCATTGACAGTGCCTTTGAACTCATACAAATCACCAAAGCCATAGCGTTCAGTCATCCATTTAACTAGGTCAGTCTCACCTAGAATATTATACTCAGCAATCCACATTGGGATTAGTCCAAGTGATTCAGCCAACTCCTGCTGCGAACCATCGTAGTCTCTCGTATTTACTTTCATTGCATTACTCAGCATCATTGCCCCCACTAATAGTCTGCGTTTCGTTTCCATGATTCACTCCCAAGTTTTGTATATCCTCTTCGTCCAGTATTCCGACTAGGCTTGTGTCGTTCCAATCATGCTCAAAGATAAATTCCAGGATTTCATTCTCGTTCATTAGTTTCGCTCCTCGTTCAGCCACTGTGTTAATCGACTAGGTAATTCGTCCAACCACTCATCATAATATTCATGATTGTTCTTTATCTCTTCTTGTATCCAACGAAAGAAGTTACCTTTCATTGCTTCTTCTAACATAACTGCTAGGTCTTTGCAAGATGTAAAATGCACAGGCCAACCAATCATATTATCCTCATACATGATGGCGCACTCTCTGTTCCATGCTTGTGTCTGTGCAATCGACAGTTTGTATTTACCATAGATTGGTATGTGAATGTTCTGCAACTGATACCTATCAACCATTGTCCATTCCTTTCATAATGTGTGTGATTACATCTACTGTCCAACCATTGCCTAGCATCTTGTAACGCTGTGTGTTGCTGACACTGGATGTATATCCTTCAGGCACAGTCTGTAGTCTCTCGCACTCAAGAGGGGTAAGTTTGCGCCATGTCAAATCCTCAACCACAATACTATCTTTCTGCACTGTGGTCAGGCAGTTTGTCTTGTCATCCTCTCGCACTTCAATTCGTGCTTGCAAGGGGATGCTCTTGTCATCATCTTTACGCACACCATTCTCATCTAGTCTACGATTAACTATCCTACCAATAGCTACCTTTGGTTCTCTATGCCCACCCTGCATTGTGGTAAGTGTGGGTGCTTTCCCATTGGGTGAGTATATACGTTTGATACTATCAAAGCCTTTGATGTTATCAGCTTCGCCCACTTGTACCATAGTACGTTGCCTACGTTGGATACTATTCCACCATACTGC